CTTGGTACCTGCGCCATCCGCCAAGCAGCTGTCTGACGTAATTCAGCAGGGTCATCTCCATGTCCTGGAGGATGATAAATGAACTTAGCGGATACTCCGTTTTGTTCGATTTTTGCATAAGCATCTTGTGCTGTTACAAATACATTGTAAATGTCAGCTCCAAGAAGTGATGCAGCAACAGTTATACTTCCTCGTGAAGATATAAAGAAACGTGCGTTTCCAATAGATCCCCATTCAGATGGAGAAACGTTTGCTTGATTTGGATATTGAGCTTTGTTAATGAAGCCGTTTGCTGCTTCTAACTGTCCAATCATTCCTGTATCACACATAGCAAAATAACTATCACGAACAGGTCCTGTTCCAAATTTATCTTCACCTTCAATCATATTAGCTATGAAATCTCCATCATTACCTTGTAGGGTAGCAACTACTCCGTCAACATCTGCACGAGTGATTTCAGTAGGATTATCTCCATTGACTCCATTCACACAGTTAACAACAGATGCAGTTCCCGCCAACATGTCACGTATAAGTTGATCTTCAGTTTCTCTTAGTGACTGCCCTAATCTTGCAGCAGCTTCATTTAAAACTGGATCTTGGTTAATTAACGTAACTTGTTTGGTGATAAGGATATAGGTTGCATACCAATCAATTCTAGCGTCTATATCTACAGCAGTAAGTGTCTGTACAGGAGGGTTTAACATAGCTGGTCCTAGAGGGACAGGAGCTGTGTTCAACCTTGTATATCTTCTCATGCGTAGAATATCGCCACTGTTCTCTTCCATTTCATAAGGAATAGCAGCCATGCCATGGATCAATCTCGCTTGTGGAGTTGCCAATAACTTAGCACTAAACTTTTGTTGAACTGGAGGAGGCAATATTGTTGTGGTTGTACTCATTTTTTACCTCATTTCAGGTGCAGTGCCGGCCTTCTTAGAATAATTTTTCATCTCCGCCCATAAGTCCGCCTTCGATTGCGTAGCAAATGCATTGGCCTGGGACAAGGGTCCTTTTTGAGCGCCAATAGTATTGCTGCTTACAGGTTTTTGACTATTATCAGCAATTCTTTCCTCAGTCTGCTTGTTTTCTATTTTGCCCCTATAAAAACTAGATTGTTTTATAAGACAATAAGCAGCTTCAAAAGGATTCGCATCATTTTTAATTGTATTTTCCCAAGCAGGTCTTTCTTGCACCAATTTTTCTATATTTTCATTTGTAACTACTTGATCGTAATCTTCATATTGCTTCTTAACTTTTGCAGGAAGCTCTTCCCTCTCACGTTTAGCTAATTCCTCGGCTATAATTTGTTTTGCCCTATCATCTGACTCTTTTTTTCTTTTTTCAGACAACTTCTGCGCCTGACCGTATGTGAGAAGATCATCTGATTGAAACTCAGCAAATTCATCCGCTTCCTCTGCCTTAGCAAGAGTAGATCTTTCTTTAAAAGTTTTTTCCAATTCTTGATTTTTACTTTCAAGTTCTTGCAATTTCCGTTCCATTTTTCGCCAGTTGTATTCTTTTGTTCCTACATCTGACTTTGTAGATTCAGAAACTGCTGATGGCTGATTTTCAGTTGTTTCAACAGGAGTGGCGGGTTCCTGATTAACTACGCCTTCTTTATCAACTTCTGTCATACCTATCCTTTTGGGTTTGCGAATTCCCGGTTACGCTAATCTTTAACGTTGATCAAACGAGTTAAATAACTTACTTGTATATAAATAAAAGTTTAAAATCAAAGGAAATTTAAATGTAAAGCCATATTTTAACAGCCCCCTCTAAATATCTACGGTTGCTTGTAAATTGTAATCCATTTTTTAAGATCAGGATGTACATCAGGATCTTCTAATAAAGCGTCTAACATTTCTTCTTGAGGTAAAGACCATAGAAGTTCTAACTTGTCTAATTTATTGTTTACATACCACAGATCTTGCTCTACATGCATCGGAGGTACTGTATGTCTTGCAAAAAAACGAAACAATATAACCGGCCTACTACCAAACATTCTTTCTTGTGTACAAAAAACTTGAATATAATATTCATTAATTAGATTTCTATGAGCTTCTACAACATCAATTAATTCACGCATATAACTCTTGCCTCCTTCATGAGCAAGTTCCATCGCTTCAACAGGATGACTTTTTTCATGCTCGGCTTGAGTTTTCAAGACTTGAGTTCCTAATGTATCGCCGTCTCTAAATTCTGATTTCATCAAACCCCCTGATTACGTGAAAAAAGACAAAGAAATAGTTAATATTTTGTGATATTTTCACGTTTTATTACCAATTGGTAATTTATTTTTTCTTTTTAGCACCAAATGCTCTAGCTTTTGAAAGAGCTATTGCAACACTTCGCTTTTTAGATTTTCCAGATCTTAGTAATTCCTTAATGTTTTTAGAAACTACTTTTTTCCCTTTTCCTTTTTTTAATGGCATAACGAATAGACCCTTCTGGTTTCTATATAACCAATTTTAGATAAAACTTTATCTAAAACAACTAATGTTTTGTTTATTTGTGCAGTTAATTCTTCGTGTTTCCTTTTTTTTTCTTCAGTTTTTTCTTTAAAAACTGACTCAAACACCAAAAGAGCATCGCGCATATAAATTATATCTGCTATAGCACACCTATCTATCTTATCTATACTCATCGTTTACCCCCATTTTATTAAAATTTATTAGGTTACAACCTAACATTTCCATCAAACTTTACAGGTTACAGACTGTTTGTTTTTGAATAACCACTCGCTACAATCCTCACACATAAAACCATACCAGTGCGCACTGACTACATGACCTTTTTTCCCACAATTTTCACATATTCTAGAACTTTCTCTTTCTGCTTTTTTAATTAATTGTTCCATCTCGTCTGTGGATTCAGACATATGAAAAGAAAGAGCCCTATCCTCTTCTTTAACTTCAACAGCACAAGGAAGTTTAGAATTTTCTTCGATTTCTAAAACACACTTCTCTTGTTCTATTTTTAACTCAAGAATCATTAGTTCTAATGCCTTACTTAAATCATCAAGCAAAGGAAACCAACCAGGACCACAATCAATGCTTTTATTAATACGATAAAGATTTGGATATTTCTTTATCATTTCTTCATAAAGCTCGTCCATTTCACTACTCCTTTGGTAACATAACTTGCCACGTTTGGTAACATAACTTGCCACGTTTGGTAACATAACTTGCCACGTTTGGTAACATAACTTGCCACGTTTGGTAACATAACTTGCAACCTCACCTTATGGAATTTTATGTATTCCACTGTCATAAATAAATTCACGAATAGTTTCAATCATTATCTCAATGGTATGCTCTTTATAGCCTCTATCAATTTCTCGTACATATTCACTTATCTCATATAAAGCAGAAAGCATATCCCCTGATATCTCAAAAAGCTTTCTTGCATCATGCTCATCTTCTTCATCAAATTCATATGTTACTTTCACGCCAAACTTCCTTGTAATCATTTTATTTCTTTTTATTCTCCCAAAGATGAAGCTGTTTGCATAGCCGCTTGATCTAAAGGACTTAGTTGTTCTTGTGCTTTTACTTCTTCTTTTACTTTTAATCTATCAAGGATGTCTATTAATTGCTGCAGTTGCGTTAAATCAATCCCAGCCAACTCTTTAGCTGCTTTTATTTTATCTAAACTTGCCATTTCCAGATCTTTAACCGCTTCTGCTCTTCTTTCTACAGCCAAAGCTTTGTTCTCTTCTACCCTAGATATTCTTTCTATTCCAAGTCCCTTATCAGCAAGGGCACGGGAATTAGCAAGATTAGTACGTGCTTCGATCTCTTGCATTTGAATCTGGGTTTGTATTTGCTGCTGTTGCTGTTGTTGCTGTTCTTGAGCTGCAATTGCTTCTTTAAGCTCTTTTTTCTGTACGACTGGAGCAACATCAATAAGAAGATCCGTAGGAACAGGAATTCCCATTTCTTTAAGCATAGAATATTGAACAAATTGAGCTTTACGCTGTGTTTCTGTAAGCATTCCTTCTGCTATAACACAATCAAACTTCTCAAAAGCTTTATTGTAAAACTGCTCAGCCGGAGCTTTTCCTAATATTCTTGATACCTTTCCAGGAGTAAAGTTTGACTGCATTAAGTCCATAGTAAGTTCCCCAAGAAGTTTTTGAGAACTATCTAGTTGATCAAATAACTTTTGAAGTGTAGTAAGACCAGCTCCTTGTCTAAGCATCGAAAGAATTCCAGCCTTGTCATCATCAGCAGAACCAAGAAGCTCTTCGTTAACCCCTGAAATCTCCATTAATTCATTAGATAAAGACTCAGACAATGCCATCATACTAGAAGAAATACCCGGAGCTGGAATCTGTTCTACAGAAGCCATTCCTTGAGGAGCATCTTTTTTTATGAATAAAGCTTTTCCTTGTCCAGACATGAACGCATCATTGTCATCTACTAGTGAATCCTCCATTACTTTTAAACCAGAATTAATCTGACTTTCTAAAATGTCTAATTCAATAACCTTTCTTCTATTATAAAGAAACTGGGAATCTCTTAACGCCCTAACCATTCCTTGAATCTTCCACTCATAATAAGGAATATCAGGTTCAAAATAACCTATAACAGGTACGAAAGGATAACGATCAATGTTATAAGGATTGGGACCGTTATAAAAAGGAACCCCACCAATAACGATTGCGAGCTTTGTTGTTTGTTTTTGCGCTTTTTTAACTTGAATTTGAGGAAATTGTTGTAAAAATAATTTAAGTCTTTCATTGTCACCTGTCCATTCTAAAGTTTCTCCTGAAACCTTGTCTATCAGTATCTTCTGATCTCTATAGTCCAGATACCAAAACTCATCATAGCTAAGTAAATCAGGATCATTAATATTAATATTTTCCGGGAGAAAAGAAAACTTATCATCTCTTTGCCCTCCTTGTAATTCCATTATGTCTTTTTCTCTTTCCGGCATCAGACTAACCGCTTGCTTTTTTGATAAATAACGTCTTGTCCATATAAAATTACAATCAGAAAGATCTTGTTTTGTAAAAAACTGATCTATCATAAAACCATTGTAACTAAGATTATCTAATCTAACATCTCCAGAAATAGGATCAGATCGATAGTCCATCCAAACTGAAAGAAGATTCATTCCAGTTGTGAGCGCCCCTTCAAATCCATCCGATAAAGTATCATAAACATTTGCTCTGTTTCCAACCCAATTTAAAAGAGAAGTGAACTGATCAGCTGTCTCTTCATCTGATCCCTCTATCGGAAGACAGGTCGTGGCTTTACGGTTTCTTCTCTGGTAACCAGTAACCATATTAATAATTCTTCTTATCTTATTAAAATTAAACTGCTGACGTTGGAATGCTGGATATTGATGGTAAAGTTCGTTCCATAATGTTTGGTCTCCAGCTTTAAACCTAACATCTTTTGTTCCTTCCAACCAGTAACTTTGATTAGCCTGAGCATTTTTAGAATATGCATCTTGCATCATTTGAAGAACGCCATCATCATCACCGGAAGAATAGAAAGATTCATTTAAGCGTGTCTTATAAACCATAGCTCTTCCTTCTTTTTATTTTTATTTCGTAGACATTCTTATTTTAAGCTCCCAAAACTTCCGTTTTGTAAAGATTTAAAATTAAGATGTCTTCTCTTTTTAATATAAAGACTTACCTCAGAAAAGTTAAGTAAAATTTTTATTTTTTCCAGAGACATTAGTAGTAATTGTAAATCTGCTTTACAAGTTGCCGTTAACAACTGGTTTTCGCGTATTTCCATTTTTTTACATGGTCTAAACATTGATCTTTTTCAACCTTTATATAAATATGTCTTTCCTCTCCATCAACATTTACTTGTGCTATAATTTCTGATCCTGGTTCCGGAACAATAACATCACCGAGAAACCACCATTCGGTACTCTCATATATCTCTAGATT